TGTCCCTTTTCTTCAAAGGAAGTGAGGAGTTTAATGAAACCACATCGGCTGCTACCGCGCGACCGTTGGATCCAAGCGAACCCCACTTCATAGTTGGGGAATATACTCTGGTCAACATCCTTTTGTGAAGGTACGTTAACGGGTTCTCGCTGCCGTTAATGGTAGCTACTACTTTGAGGACAAGCGGTAGGAACCACTTATCTACATATTGTCTAAATAATGACTTTTCCATCTTATGTTAGTCTTTTGTGAATCGAATTAGTGAAAGGGCAGTTACAGCACCTGCGGGGTACGCTGGTAATCCCTGTGCTTGTTCTGCGGCCTCAGTATTCACTCTTCCGCGAACCATAATAGAAGCCATTGGTTTTTTAGTAAGTATAGTACTTACTAACACACCTTTATAGGTATGTGATCCTGGTAGTGCTTCATAAGAGCCTTCGGTGATTATCAAGGGTTTTAAGTCCCCTGAAGCATCATCCTCGACAATTACAGTACCAGCTTTAATAACATCTTGGGTAACGCCTGTTACGTCAAGAGTCCTTCCTCCGGGAATATCTTCGAGAAGCAGTCCTATAACAACTGAATCTGCCGAAGTTTCAACGCCCGAAAGGTTGTCTGTTAAATTTGCTTGTGGCATTTGTTAGAATTTAAAATTAATTGAATAGTCTTTGCAAGGTTTACAACCCTGCTGCAACTGCATCAATATCTGCGTCTGTAGGCTTGCTGTTATTACTCCCGTTTGGCGGTGCCCCCGCTGTACTTGTAGCATCTGCTTGAACCTGGGTAATGTCCGTTAGTTCGGACTCCAAAGCATCAATCTGATCGGCTACTGGCGTTTCAGAATCTACGTCGATTCTGTTGAACCACTTTTCCCCTGTTTCCCCTTTAAGAGACTTCAGCTTTTCATTTGAATCGTAAAGCTTCTTAGCTTGCACTCTTTTACTCTCCGTTACTTTACCGGCTTTAAGCTCTTGCAATTCTGTCGTAACTGTCTTGTTAGCGTCAATAAGTGCTTTTGCCCAAGCTGGTACATCTTCCGGTGGTGCTGGAGGGTCTGTTGGTGCGGGTGGTGTTGGCGGGTCTGTTGGTGCGGGATCGTTTGGCTTTCTCTGGTTGGCTTCCAAATTTCTAACTCTATCATCGTCCTTCGCTATGTCAGAGAAGGAAATAAAATCGTTAGCATTGTTGATAACTCCATCAATAGCTTCATCTTCCGCATCATCAGCGGGTTTTTTTGCAAGTTTGGCCGAAAGTTCGTCCATCCTTTTTGCAGATAAGTTTACGCCTGGGTAGAGAACCTTCAGTCGTTCCTTAATCTTCTTTGCTTCTACAGCCATCTAATATTGGTTTTAGTTGTTTAAAAGATTTATAGATTCCAAATATATGGAAATTAATCGTATATAACTTGCATTCGTGGAATTTTTATTATATGGGGTTTACTCAGTAGGTGGCGCAGGAGGGTTATCTTCTGTCGGATCCTCTCCCTTTTGTTGTTTTCTGGCTTGGTCTTTACCTATATTCTCCAACTCCCGCTCTGCGTCCGGTGAAAGGTCTAAAGTTTCTACCGCTGACTCAACGCTCATAATACCTGTCTGTACAGCTAAGGAATAAGTCTCAACGCTATCTCTCAAATCATCTGGTAGTATGCTGTTAAACTGCACTCCGAAGATGGTGTCTCTCGCCTGTTCCTTCAAACCGGTCTTGGTAGTGGTGGTCACTCCTGATACCATAACGTTAACCATACGCTCCACCGCTGTCCGGTTGTCGCCTTCGTTAAGCTTGGCCTTCATTATAGCATCCAGGAACATAAGCCGTATGGCTACTCCTGAAACGTCACCTAAGCCCTTGATGTTATCAAAGCTTATATCTGGCGTGGAGGTCATTGTGTAAATATACTTCTCCAACCTCTCCAACTCCATCCTAACTGATTCCGGGGCTTCGTCGTGGGTCAGGAACTTAGCGTCACCGTGGTGCATTTTGTCAGCTTCATCCCTTATCATATTGAACCGAAGCGCTTTCCCATCCTCGTCCTTGTCTGGTGCCCCTTCTACTTCTCCGTAGAGCATAAGTATTGGATGCCCGCTGTAGTCGTTAGACGCTCCCAGTTTGCTCATAGCAACCTCAATCCTATCTATCATAGGCTGAGCTACGAACCACTCAGGGTTGTCCTGCTCGAAGTACACAACCGGTATCTTAGTAAACCCGTGGCGGTCCTCACTAACCATTGAAGCTTTGCCCGAACTGTTATCCATCTTAAATACCTTGGTGTCGGTATAAACCCATACGTTTGATAATGTTTTACCGTTAACTGTAGTATCGAAGCTCCAGGTAAAAGCTACCATATCTCCAAAAGGGTCGTAGTATGGTGCCATCCTGCCATTTTTATTCTCTAATACTTTACTTTTTATTTCCTTGGAAGAGTCTGTTCCTCGAAGCCTGTTGCTTCTACTCTCTGCGGTTGTCTCTTGCATGTAGAAAAGAATAGCACTTTGCGTTTCCGATTTCTTCAACTTAATAAGCTTCTGCAACTTATTGTCTAACCGATTTACTTTCCAAAGCCTGTCAATTTCCTTCGTTAAATCGTTCTTAGGTTTCCCTGAATCTAAAACTTCTGGAACTAAAGTTATTGGTTCTCCTACTTCAAAAGCGGTGGAGGTGGTTACAATCCTGTTCTGGAAAGGCACTGGTATTTTCACGGCATTTACCGGTCTGCCCTTAACCGTTTTGTCTTTTTGAATACGTCCGACTTGTGATCTACGCAGATCTCTTTTCAAATCGTCGTGTTCAGCTCTAAAATTATCAATCTCAAAAGGGTTCAACTCCTCTGAAATTAAAAGATTAACAGCCTTCTGCGGTTCGTTTCCCCTTAACAGTTTTAGTATCTCTTCCATAGATTAACTTTGTATTCTTGGTGCCTTACGGTATTTCTTCTTCCCCTTGTAACGCTTTGGTATCGTGTGAATAGAAAACCCCTTGCTCTCCGCTTTGTCAAATAATTTCTCACGTGGCGTCTTAATTCTGCCCGTGGTAAATATATCCCGTAGGTTCCTAAAGTAGTATTTCAAAAAGCTGAAGATTCCCATTTGCAGAAAGTATTTTATTATTTTACGAATATAAGACTTTATTCTGTTTTCGCTTAAGTTACAGTTTTAATAGTTAACTCCTAATTGGCTTAACGTTTTATCCGTTCTGAAGGATTGCGGTTTACTGTTGTGTGCTATGTGGCAGTATTTCATACAATCGAAGAAGTGGTTAAACGCGTCTATTGGTTGGTTTATCTGAATCCCTTGCACTTCTTTCCACCTGTAATTCTCCTGCTCCTTCTTAAAATCCTCGTAGTGCCTGTTCATTACAACGTGTATCTTTTTATCCTTCAAAGATAATAGCCAGTACACATTCGACTTAGTCTTCCTAACCTTCTTAGCCTGGTAGCCTAAATTCCTAAGCCCCTTGACCATCTCAACCGTACCCTTGTTCTCTCCCGTGTATTTATCCGAACTATCGCAAGTGATTAGATCACCGCCTCTTAGGTCTCCGCCTGGGCCGCGCTTTGCTTTACGAACTCCCAACACTTCAAGGTGGTCCACGATCTGCTGTGGAGTTTCCAAAGGCTCGTAGATAAGTGGTTCAAACCATACATTCTCTTCGTCCTCGGCATACCTACCCGCAGCGTTGGGGTCACTCGTAAAACCGAAGTCATTGCCGTACGTACAGGCTATATCCGGGAAAGTATCTATGTACGTTATCCGGGGGAATATAACGCCCTTCATAGCACCTCTTAGTCCAAGACCGTAAACCCGGTGCATAAACTCGTTGGCAGTACCGCTCTTTATATTCTTCTTGTGTGGAGGTGGCTGGTGTTTCTCGCTTATAAGTTCTCCCTCATACTCCAACTCTCCGTTATCGTTTACGTAATAACTGCCTGTCTTCCAAGGCTCGTAACCCATTATTTTATCTTTCTCCTGGGGTGATAGGTATGGGTTATCTTCGTAGGTTGTTCTTAGAAACCCTACGTCGGGTCTTGGTATGACGTTGTTAAATATCCAATGCGCGGTAAGTGACGGGTTGTAGTCAATCCACCAAAACTTCCGGCACCTCATCTCGGATTGGTCAAAAACTTCTCTGTCGATGAACATCCCTTCGTTGTAGAATGCGTAGTCGCACCCCCCGCCGTGTTTCCCGTCTCCCAGGAAATGTATCGTGTTCTTACCAATCTTAAAGCTGCTTATTTCTTTAGACCGGTGGAACGGGTTGTCTAAATCGAAGTCGTCCAGCCGCTTCTTAAAATCGTCGTACAGGGTAGTCTTAAATTCGTTGTAGGTTTCCCGGTATATATTTATGGTGCAGTTGGTTTCTACAAACTTGCATAAGTATATTATAATATCTATACCTCCCCAAGTTTTACCCGACCTTGACGAACCCTCTAAAACGCAGCCTCTATAACCACCAACAAGTTCCGGTTTCCCGGTCTTGGGGTTGTCCCTGTATTTTTGATTGGTAAGGCTGTTGAATAGGAATTTGTAATTGGGGTTGGTCTTATCGTTAAAGTATTTAAGACCTTGCTCAAGCTTATAAACTTGCTCTTCCTTAAGCAGTTTTTCCAATTCCTGTATCTCGGAATCGCTCATCATTCCGCCTTCTTCATTTTGGCTGACAGCTCTTCTAAGCGTTGTTTACGTTCTTCAGGCGTTAAGCTACCACTTGTCTTCTGGTAGTTGTGTTCACCATAGAAGCCTATGTGCTTAGCTATTTTGTCGATAGTCCAGTCCTTGCCGTGTAGTTTAAGCTCGATACCATTCCTGCCTGTCTTAACTGACTCAATACAGGATAGTTGTTCTTTGGTTAGCTCGTCAAAAGGCTTGAACTCTAATTGGCGGAATCCTGTTTTGGGATCTTTAACCAAATCTATGTAGTCGTCAATTTGACTAGTCCTGAGAACATTCAGCTGTTTTAGTATGTCTTTAGCGCTAACGTTATATTCATAGTTAGCTGTTACGGCAGCGGATCTTTGCGCCTCGGCAATCCTGTTTTGAATATGGGGTTGGTTGAAATGTCTATTGGCGTTAGCGCTTATTGTGGTTTTGGCTAAGTGGTCTGCCTTGAATGCTTTCTTGAAAGCCGCAACCTTATCCAGATTCTTAAGACACTCCAAGATAAAAACCTCGTCGGCCTGGGAAACCTTAGTTGCTTCCTTGTCTGCTATTTTAGGTTTTATTTTTTTACGCCTTGCCATATTGACAAAGATAGTAAATATTATTAAACGGTGGGGGCGTTTTACTCTTTTAGGTTGTTATTAAATAAATTATAATACCTTTACTTTTTAAACAACTTATATAAATCTATTACTATGGGAATTAAAACTGATGAAATGAAAATTTGTACGCAACCTGAAGCAAGTTCTTGGGGTGTAAAGAAGAAAGCGTTCTTAGACAAGTACAACCCCGACGAACATATCAATGTTAAGAAGACAGCAGAGTCGTTCGGGGTTACTATCCAGATGGTTTACAGGTGGATAAAATCTTACGAAAAGTATAATAAGTAGAAAAATAATTTAAACAAATGTTATGGTGACTAAAGCAGAAAAGCGTAGAGCTTACTATTTGAAGAACAAAGAGAAGTTGAGAGTAAAGCAGAAAGAGTACTACTCAAGGGTTAATGAGAAACCTGAAGAAAATAAAGATGTGGTGAAAAAACGAAGAGCTGCTTACTACTTGAAAAATAAAGAGAAGCTTAAAAAAATAAGTAGGGATTATTACGCAAAGAACAGAGAAGTGATGAAAGAAAAGCAGAGGGCTCACTACTGGGAGAACAGAAAAGAGATCCAAGCTGGCATCTCGGAAAAGAAAAAGGTGGCGAAGAAAGAAACAGCAGAAGAACGTGAAGCATCTATCAGGTTGGCGAAAAGAGAAGCTGTACGTAAACGTCAAAAAGCTTATGATAACAGGTAAAGTAGTTATTTAGTTATAGAGCAAACCCGTTGAGAAAAGGTTAATCCCAATTTCAACGGGTTTTTTATTTAGTATCCCTTCTTCAAATACGGCATTCCTCTTATTTGCTGTTTTTTAAAAGCGTGCAAAACTACAACCTTTCCCGATACAGTCCTAATAAAATCGTATAAGATTTAGAAAAACAAAGAAAACAAGAATAAACAAGCTTTGTTTAACTGGCAGCTCTTACTATCACTGCTTTACGAGAGAATCAAAACACAATAACACAAAAAGGGGCTGCAACATATTATATAAAGCTATAAATAACGTATTATTAGTTATTAGTAAATACTAATAATAGTATAATATATACTCTATAGAACTTTATGGTATTTTATTGTTTCTTTGTTTTGATTCTCTGGTAGCCTTTGGTATGGTAGCTCTGCCAGTTAAACAATCTTTGTTTATTCTTGTTTATTGTGTTTTGATTTAGCTATTCAATATTTACATCCGCTTACGTACGGCAGTACTGCCACATCAAAGGGTTGGGGGAGGTAGAAGGTAATATAAATGATCTTTTTAATGGGTACTAAGTACCAATAAATCTAAACACCAATAATATTAGATTTATTAGTACGATTATTGTCAGTTCTTAGTAAAAAGCCTTGAATTTTATAAAAAGGGCTTTTCAGTTTTCTGAATTTTATAAAAAGTGTTTTTCAGTTTTCTGAATTTTTTAGAATTTTTTTGTGATACAGCACTCCGAAAACGTCAAATAGGGGTGCACCCCCCCTTAATTTTTGATCCTTTTAGCCTTCATAAAAGCGTGCATTTTTACGATGGATTGGGGGGTAAAATGCTTTATTGCCTGGGTTCCATTGTCAAAACCTATGCACTTAGCCTTGCGGTTAAGCGTCCAGGTGCTGGGATTTGAGCGGTCCAATAGTTTAGGCGCAGGATCCCGTCCCCTACCTTTGCGCTCTTCTACCAACTTAATGAAAGTATAAAGGCCGCGCTTGTATCTTTGCTTTTTCTTATAAGAGAAATGCTGGGGGAACTTGGTTTGCCTTATGGTCTGCCGGTATTCAATAGATTTTGGTGAAGCCCTGCTCTCGTACCTATCCAGGATATTAACTACTAGAAAAGTAATGAAGGCCTTACCCTGTGACTCCGTGTAGGACTTGTAATTTTTATAGCCAAAAGCATTGGCAAAGAAATGGTCGGTTAATAGGTATTTTTTTTTGAGTTCCTTGTAATTGAGCATAGTAATTGTTTAATTGTGGTTATGTATTGTAAGTAATAAGCTGTTAAGCGCTAACACATAGATAAGCGGTCAAGCGGTCAAGCGGTCAAGCGGTCAAGCGGTCAAGCGGTCAAGCGGTCAAGCGGTCAAGCGTTAAGCGTTAAGCCTGGTAAGCTGTTAACATACTGACTACCAGAGAGTTAAGAGCCATTTGTATAATAATATACAAATTGTTCAATATTGTACATTCTGTTCAAAACGTCACATATTAGCTCCATAACATACTGATTACCAGAGAGTTAAGAGCCATTTGTATAATAATATACAAAATGTTCAATAATGTACAAAAACACCCCAAAAGCGAAATTTTGACCCCCAAAACTTCAATGCCTACAAAATTAGCTTAACAGCCTTATCTTTAACCTCCCCGCTTACCCATTGTAAGCTACTCTACTGCACTACTAACAATCCACCCTATTTATATACGTATCTCTTTACAGACCCCATCTAAACAGGCTCTAAACGATTACACTTATAAAATCTACCCATTAACCCTAGTAAACCGATAGGGTTAATGGGTTGACTTTTCCAGGTTAACACAGCCGCAAAGATATGTTTTTTTAAACAAAAAAAAGCCCTGGCATATTGCCAAGGCTTATAACCTATTAAACCGATAGGGTTAAGGGGTTGAATTGTTGTTTTTATACATTCTCCCAGATGTAAAGCTGGCACCGGCAAACCCGCCAACCAGCAAAAATATGCCAACGTTTGCAAGATCCACCGTCGC